GGCCGCCCCGCCCCGGGTGAAGCCCCAGCCGTAGGCGTTGCACTTCTCACGGTAGGTCCCGGACGGGGCGCTGGGGTCTCGCTTGATGTTTGCCTTGATGGAGGCCATCACACAGTCATAGGCGTAGAGGAAAATCCGCTTCGCAATCTCGAAGTCCTCTTCCAGCCCCACCAGGCCAATCCTGTTCGTCTTGCAGCCAGCGCCCCGGTTTCGGTAGGCTCGGCAGCAGTAGTGCTCCGCGATGATAGCGGACAGGGAGACGGCCCAGGGGTTCGTCATAGCGGTGCAAGTGACGTCCAGGACCTCCCGGATGACTTTCACCTTGTCGGCCTTTACGACCTCTTCCGGCCTGAGCTTGTGCTCGGCCATGAGTTCACGGGCCTTGAGCAGCGCGGCCTTGGCCTCGTTCTCATTCGGGCTTTCTGCCAGGGCCAGCAGCTTAGCGATTTTGTCCTTGATGTTGGTTGCCATACTCTCGCCTCCCTCTCAAACTTTAAGGTAGTGGATGTACCATCCACACCCGGCGGGGCCTTTGATGTCCGCCGAGTAGTCTCGCCCTCTTGAGATCACCTCGTACCGCTCCGGGTGGTCCATCATGTGGCGGACAGCCCTTGCATAGCGGGTTCGGTTGGAGGTTCTGAAAATAAACATTTGGTTAGCTCCTTTCGCACTTGGCCGCCGTTGCACCGGCGGGTAATCGGCCATCACAGGTCGCTTCCGGTCTCGATGCGGTACAAGGTCCTGACCGCTTCCAGCTTCTCCCGGAGGCCGCTTATAACCTGGTCGAGCATCCCTGCCGCACCAGGAAGACTTTCAGCTTTCCGCTCCCAGTCTTCAATTTCCAGCTCAATACTCCTTGCCGCTCTCGACAGGATTTCAGTATGGGTGATGATGGGGGCCTCTTTTTTCATGGTAATCACTCCTCTCCTTTCAGCCATTTCAGGCACTCGGCCTGGGTTCCGAACTCTTCCGTCCAGGCGTGGCCGGTGCTGTTGTCAATCCCGGTCCAGGTGCCGCCGGCCTCTCCCACCAGGAAGAGGCCCAGCGGCTCATACCGCCCGGTCTCATAGCCGGAGGCCAGCAGATCGGCGGTCTCGGCCTGAGTGATTTCTCTGAGTTCCATGCGGCTTACCTCGCATGGACGGCCAAAATCATTTCCAGCCCGTCAATCTCAGCCTGCATACGGTCTATGCGCTCCACAAAACTGTCATCATCGTAGAAGCGCAGCATCTCAGTCTCCCAGGACCCCTCCACGGTTTCGCCCTTTGCGCGGTAGCCGTAGATTACGTGGGCTACCTTGCCGTCCCGGAGCAGTTTTATTGCTCGCTCTCTGGGGGAAGTAGGCTCATCCTTGTCCATCCACTGGACGCCCTTGTAGACCTTGCCTGTAAATCGGGTGATGATTTCGTCAATCTCCGCTTCCTGCTCCCGGATGCTCTTGTTGACCGCGCAGCAGATGAAGTTGTTTTCCATGCCGCTGTCCCGCATGGCCTCGCAAGCGCCGATGAGCTGCTGATAGCAGTTCCAGGCGATGCGCCGGTCATCGTCGGTGTCCTCAAAGTCCTTGAGGATGGTCCCGTACTTGTGAGCAAGGACCTTGCGCTGTATCTCGTACTTGTTGCGTTCCATAGGTTAGTTATCCTTTCTGCCCTCGTAACCTCCGGGGCGGGCGGTCATCACTCAGCGATGATGTAATCGCGCTTCATGCAGTTGATAGTGGCCCTGGCTCTTCCGGCCACATCTTCTGCCTGTTCCCGCGCCTGATGCTCCAGCTTGGTCTTGCCGATAGGAACCGCACTCAAAAGCTGGTCGATTTCTTTCAGCAGCTCATCCAGGTCATCCAGGTAGGCTTCTCGGTTAGTCATGGTTTTCCTTTCCGCCGGTTGCACCCGGCCTTGTGGCTTCGGGGTGGTCCAGAGGTTGCCGTTCGTACCGCCGTTACCGCCTGCCGGTCATCCCCGGAGCTATGCCCGCTTCCGACCCGGCTTTCACTGCCGCTTCCTGTTTTATCCTCTGGCCCGGTCCCTGGGCCATTCGTTTTAGGTTTTTACCTTATTCCTTTGGCTTGATTATATTATATCACAAATGGGATGTAAGTCAAGACTTTGGGAGCTAACGAATGAAAAATATTTCCCTTATTTTTTGGGTATTCTGTATACCACTTGTGAGGTGTTCCAATGACAATTTGCGAGCGACTTTTCCATGAGCTTGAGGCCAGAGACTTGACTGCATACGCGCTTTCCAAGTTCATCGGCGTTAATACGACCACAACGACAAACTGGAAGAACCGAGGCACCGACCCACCGGCGAAGTACATCGCTCCCATTTGTGAATTTCTCGGATGCTCTGTGAGCTACTTCTTGACCGGCAGCGACACCGAGCCGGAAACAAAAAGAGCGCCCGCTCTCGAAATATCCGAGAACGGGCGGGAGATGCTGGCGCTTTATGAGAAGCTGCCGGAACGGGAGCAGGTGCTCTTGCTGGGCCGCCTCCAGGAGATGACCGCACCCCTGCTTGGCGAGACCAAAAAGAGAGACCAGGCCGAGGCCGCGTCATCCGGCGGGAGGGCCGGGTAATCTATGTGGACTTTACCAAATAAGCCGCTTTGCGAGACCCCATTTCTGAGATATGAAGCCACCGGGCAGACAATATGCCGCCGGTGCCTGGAGCTTGATATGGTGTGCTTTGAATGGGCAGAGGCGGAAGCTATCGAAGCATCGCTTTCATGTGGTTGCCCGCACAAATGGGAGACCTTTGCTGTCGAGAATAATTTTGCCGTGGACGAACACGCCCGCGCCGGTTGGACGGTGGGGCTGTCGGCCTCCGGCGTCCCGTGCCTCGACATCTGCCCGCCCGAACTTCTGGACCTGGTGGAGCGGCAAAGGGCCGCCGCCGCCGTCTACGAGATCGAGGCCGAGCGAGTAGATGCGCTTCTCAATGGGCCGCCGCGCAACGATATCGCCCCCGATGAGGTCACCTTTTGGCATAACGTGAAGATGTCGGAGGGCGAACCTTTCCAAGAGGCGCTGCGCCAAAGGAACAGGGCGAACCTGGCAGTTTGGAATTACGTCGAAAACGTCCTGCGCGTCTCCCAGGGCCTACCCAAAGTAGGTGAGGGATGGGTCAATGAGATGCGCCTCTATCGGGCGGTGGAGGCTCTTTTCCCGGATGATGACGTCATCCACCATTACCGGGCTGATTGGCTCGGACGCCTGGAACTGGACGTGTATGCCGTACAAGCTAACATCGCCTTTGAGTATCAGGGAATACAGCATTACGAGCCGCAGGACCATTGGGGCGGTGAAGATGCTTTCGAGCGCGGCCAGGCGCGGGACGCTGAAAAGGCGCAACGCTGCTTTGCACATGGCACACCGTTAATCGAGGTCAAGTACACCGAGAAGGTCACCGTTGACCTGGTGGCCGGTAAACTGCGCTCACTCGGCCTCATAAAATAGCCTGTTGAAAACTCTGTGGAAAAGCTGTTGAAAACCAACCTGCCAAAACAGGCACCCAAAAAATGAGGTCTTAATTAGGACCTTATTTTGAAAAATAGGGTCCTAATCAGGACTGAATACCCAAAAAATGAGGTCTTAATCAGGACCCATAATAAGACAGTATGTATATAAGACTTAGTAATAATAATATTCCTCTATGCGCGTGCGCGTGCGCGAATAGAGCGTACATCGGTATTGGAGGTTGTGAACTGTGGAAAACTTGCCTGTCGGCTATCTGAGCTGCCGGAGCTGCGGCTCCATCGAAAACTGCGCGGACCTGGTCTCCGGCCTCTGCCCTGTATGCCGGAGGGGGAGGGCGGCCCACCTTGCCCAGCTCCAGAGCGACTACCAGGAGGCGCTGCAAGCCGGGGACCCCGCCGCCTCTGTGGAGATCGCCCAGCTCATCCGGGACTACCAGCAGTCCGAGGGCGTCCGGCTCAAGAACGTGCCAGGGGCCTACCGGGTCTCCTGAAAAGGGGCTTGTGCGTATTTGGCCCGTGGGAGGCCCTATAAGCGTTTCTCCGCTCCGGGGGTCCTGGTATATTCATAGACCCCCTATCGTGGCTCCTGGGCCGCCCTGCGCCCGCTCTGGCATGAATTTGGGAGACTTCCGAAAGGGTGATTGAAATTCCAGCATACAAAGACGAACTGAGGAACACATGGTACGCGTCGTTTTACTACACCGACTGGCAGGGCAAGCGACGCCTCAAAAAGAAGCGGGGCTTCCAGCGCAAGAAGGACGCCCAGGCGTTTGAGGAAGAGTTCTTGCGGACCCGCGCCCGGAGCTGTGACATGACCTTTCGCTCTTTCGCAGAAATCTACCTGGGGGACATGGAGCCGCGCCTCAAGCGGACCACCATGCAGAACAAGCGGTATCTCATCGAGCACCGGGTCCTCCCGTTCTTCGGGGACCTCCCGCTCAATGAGATCACCCCGGCCCACGTCCGCAAGTGGCAATCGCAGCTTCTCGCGGACAAGGTGGCCCCGACCTATGCAAAGACCATCAACAACCAGCTTTCGGCCATATTCAACTACGCCTGCAAATACTACGGCCTGGGTATCAATCCGGCCCGCCTCGCCGGTAGTGTGGGCAAGAAAGACGCCCAGGAGATGTCATTCTGGACGGTGGAGCAGTTCAACCAATTCATACCCCACGTCAAGAAGCTGCCCGCCCGGACCGGCCTATCGGTTCTGTTCTGGACCGGCCTGCGGATAGGGGAGTTGCTGGCGCTCTGCCCGGAGGACATAGACCTGGAGGCCCGGACCCTCACCGTCCGCCGGAACTTCCAGAGTGTAGAGGGTGAAGAGGTCATAACGGCCCCAAAGACCCAGCGAGGCCGCCGGGTGATACCGCTGCCGGAAAAGCTG